TCCGTAGGTGTTGCGGATACGCCAGGAATGTTCGTAGGGGGTGTTCGGTCTTCTTTGTTTACGCCGAACCCTTCGTAGTCAAAGTTTTCGTAATCGGAGTTTAACATCCGGCTACGCTCATCCGTCAACTCATCCCACTTCGTACGTAGGTCGTCCGTATTTGCTCGCTTGTTCTCCTTCGTACGTGCGGCTAGTTCCTCGGCAATCTTTTCTAGCTGCGCATCATAATCTGCTGCACGGGCCTCGATGCCCATGATGTTGCGCTTTTCCTGTTCGAGCGTGAACAGTTCGTCGCGTAGCGCATCGCGTACGTTCGGGTCAGTAGCCGCGTCTAGGTCTCCGTTGAGTTCGGTGATCTGGGTGTCGAGGTCCGCTGCGCGTGCGGCTGTACTGGAGCCGATGGCACTGGTCGGTATCGCATTACGTACCGCTTCCTGCGCACCCTTGCGCCCTTGGTATCCTCCGATAGCACCACCGAAGACCGTACCTGCTGTCGCGTCGAGTGCTGCCGAGCGAGCAAGGCGGCCTACGTCGAACTCGTCAGACACGCCTTGCTGAATTTCGAAGCCCTGCTGTAAGGCGTCAAAGCCGCCGCCTACGGCTGCGTTCACTCCGGCCTCTGTAACTGCACCTTGCCGTGCGCCAGCCCATCCAGCTTTATTCAATGCCTGTCGGCTTGTCGCCATACCTGTGCGAGCAAGGCCGTACGCCTTTACGCCTTTCGCTGCGGCCCCGTAGCCGCCAAGCAAGTTGATTGGATCGAGAAGTCCGGCACTGCCGTAGTCTTTAACCTTGTCCCACATCGAGCCACGAGCCGGTGCGTTCGCCCATAGCTTCGACAGACGGGTCTCCATACCTTTACCGTCACCAGCTAGTGCGTATTCACTCGCACCTTTAAGCATGGAGATACTGTTTACGTCACGCCAGCGGCGATCCGAGTAAAACGTGTCCCACATTTCTTGGGTGTTGGCGAAGGTTTCGCCCTTGGCAGAGTAGTAGTTTCGAACGTCGCGGATAGCCGCTCGGTTGGAGAGTAGGGCCGGACCACTTAGGTTGGTGTAGTCGTTAGGATCGTTCGCAGATGTATTAATTCCATACTTTGCGCGATACTTGTCGGCATTACTCATAGCAGGTACTCCATTTAACCTGTGGTCAAGCTAAATAGATTTGCTGGCTAGTTCGTCCCTGTCACCATCTGCACGACTTTCTCAATCCAATCGTCTCGCTTGTCCATTTCTCTCCGCTTGGCGATTTCGTCGTCGTCGCCCATATGCAAGAATACGGTATCAACTTCTGTCCAAGCACTTTCCGCCATTTCTCGTGCAGCGGCTTCTACTTTCGACGGATCAAGGCCAAAGCTATTTATTTGGTAGGCTATCACTTCGGCGGCGAACTGCTGGCCTTCGCGGGTTTTGGTCCCTACGTCTGCGACCGCCAAATCCACTGGAATGTCTAGCTTTTCCGCCGCTTCGTCATAGAGATCAATTTGCTCTACGAGTGATGCACGGGAAGCCTTCAATTCTTTAATCGCGGCAACGACAGTAGCCCGTTCACCTTGGAGGTCGGGGTCGTTAGCGAACTGTGGTATCTTGAGGTATGCTTCGGCTGAAAGTATTTCCTGATCTATCTTGTCCAACTTCATTGCGTTGTCGATAACTATTTCCTGTATCCGGCTTTGTTGCTCTCGGAGACCATCAATCTGTCCAGTGTTTTGTATGACGCCACCCCCCACAATGTCTTCGACAGAACTGATGACCTCGCCGTTGCTCAAGCCACTGGTGGTACTATTCGTTGTTGCGACCGTACTGCGAAGCTGGCTGTCAACTTGTGTCAGGTTCGTGCGTTCCGCATCGTACAGATCGGTCAACGCTTCGATACGGGCCACGCGGTTTGCCGCGAACGCTGCATTGAACTTGGCGGCGTCGTTATTGCCGTACACGTCATCTGCCACAAAGTCGGCAATCGAGGATATGCCCATTTCCCTTAGTGTCAGATTGTAGGCGATGCCTTCGTTCGTAGCATTGTCTTTGCCCAGACGCTCGTGGACAGCTTGTAAGAACCACTTGTCGTCAAACTCGATCATCCCGTCTTCGGCGTGACCTCGCGCTGTTCCTTCAAGCAACGCCAAGTAAACTGAGGGGTCGCTTATATTGATGCCGTAGTAACGAACACGTTCGTTGAAGCTGGCAGCGAACTTCGATCTCATGTTATCAAGAGCCGCCTTGTTCACATCGGACTTGCCTGTACCGCTTTGCACGGGGGCGTATTGGTCAAGCGACGATAGGGCCGCGTCCTCTTGCTTGCGCAGTTCCGCTAAGTCTGGATTGTTTTGACTATCAACGAACATAGGGTTGTACCTGACGCCCTCGTTCTCAGACTGATAGAGCAAGTCTTTCGCTGCGTCCTGCTCCGCCTTGTCGAGTTGCTTCACAATGCCTTGCTGCATTTCACGCACGACCTTCTCGATTTCTGCGATCTCGTCACCCGTAGGTGCGCGTGTGATGTTTGGGTCTTTATCGAACTCGGCTTGAATGGCTTCCGTGATCGCATCTACATCTTGAAGGCCAAGTATGTCCGCGCCGCCGCTGCCGTTTTCATTGATGGGTTGCTGCGCTTTCCGTATTATCTGCGATACAATCGTAGATGCCTTGCTTTCTATTACATCGTTTGCCTTCTGAGCGGCTTGAGAAGATGCGGCGTCTACGCCTGTGATTAGGCTTTGGTACTGATCGTCGGAAAGATGTGGATACTTGTCACGTAGGCTGTCCTTGTACTGATTTTGTTGAGCCAGATCATTGGATGCACCCACCGTTTGCATTTGCCCTTGGGCAGTGATGTACTCTTGCTGCCCAAGCTGACCCATGTAGGCGTTGCCGCGATTGTACCACTTTTGCACGAACGCTTCGTTCGGGGCTTGTGCGGCCCAGCTTTCCATGCCCTTTGCTGTCGCACCGCCCTCTTTCCATGCGTCCCAAAACGGCTGCATCTTTTGGTCGAACTTTGTAACCGCTACCTGCTCACCTTGTGCGGCAACTGCCGACTTCATTTCGGGCGTTAGTATTTCGTCAAACATCGAAAGACCTGCGCTGGCAGCCTTTGGGTCTCCCGTAGAAAGATATGTGTTGGCGTACATATCTGTCGCGTCGTTCATAAAGGACATCTGCTGCTGTAGTAATTTCAGCTTACGGGATTTCGCGGCTGCACCAACCTCACGCTTGCGTCTTGCTACGTTCGCTTCCATGACACTACGAGTGGGTAGGGTTGCACGTACGAACTTGCTGTCAGAACCACCTAGCGATTTGACGAAACCTTCACGATCACTAACAGAACTGTCGGGGTTCATACGTATGAACTCGGAGTAAAGCGCGGCGTTTTCTTTGCGCTGCGCTCTACGTCTCTGATCGTTCTCATTTTTGCCTTCGTAGAAGGCACCCATATTAAGGACCATATATCACCTAAAAGTCATAGTTTTTACGCAAGTCATCCCACCAGCCGCCAGCGGCCTTCATGTTACCTGACGATATGCTACCGGCAGTAGCCGCCAACCTAGAAAGACTATCCATTGCACCAGTGTTACTTATCTGGTTTTGCCCACCCGCTGTGAACTGATAAGGCGCGGTGGTAATCTGGGATACTTGGGTGAGGTAATCATTCGCCAATTTGTTTTCGGCCCCCACGCTGGAAATACCCGTCAGATAATCACTCAAGGCGGTGTTGTTTCGCATGGAATTACGTGCGTTCACTTCGTCTATGTTCATACCCGTCTGCGCGTCGATGTTCGTCGCGAGTGCCTGTCCGTACTTGCCAGAGTTCTGAGCGTTGGCGAGCGTCTGGGTGCCGTACGTTAGGCTGTCCGATAGGAGTTGACGCTGCATGTTACGCTCGGCGTTCGTCATGTTCTGCTGATTGCTTGCGGTTTGCTGCAATCCAGACAGGTAACTTTGCGCGTCACCAATGGATGCCATCATGTCTTCGTTGTATTTCTGCGAAGCGAGATCAGCCATACTACGCTCCATCTGGACACGAAGCGTACTGTTCTCCAAACCCTCTGGTATGCTTGCGAGCGCCTTAGAATACTGTACGTCGAGAGCACGTTGCGTATTGTCCGTACGCATGTCCATGAACTGCTTCGAAAGCATGTCCTGTATCTGCGAATAGTCCATTGCACTCGGTGCGTCTAACTGGCCCTGTGCGTCTCTGCCATATACCCTGCTTTCAGCGCGATCTAGCTGCGTGTCGGCGTAGTCACGAAAAGCACTCTCGTATCCTTTCAGACGTAGCGTGTCTTCAAGGGTGAGGTCGTCAACTTCTACGCGGTTTGCCGCTTCTTCTTTCGACCGCTCGTCCGCAAAGTATTCCCGATTATCGAGAACAGTGTCGGGAGTAACTTGACCAAACGATCCGTACGTTGACAGTAAGTTGTCCGTGGTGGCCTTTAGGTTGTTGCCGCCTTCCGCGAACAACTCATAGATTTTCTGGTTACGAGCCGCATCCGCCGCCGTTAAAGCGCGTGCGTCGTCAGTCACTTGGCTGGCGTCTCTGTTACCTTGATATGCACTGTATAGCGTTAAGCTGCCCTCAAGCGCATCGAGAGGATTTTCTGAGGCCCAACTTAGTAGGTCGCTAAAAGCCATTTTCGCCGCTCCTTAACTAAACGCATTTGAGCCAAAGCCAGCACGGCGTCTTTGTTGAAACCCAGTGGAACCTAGCATACTCGCATTGCTGATCGGTACGTTTATGTACCTAGTTTCGCCTGTCTCTCTGTCTTTAACCGCCCTGCGTTCGTACACTCCGTCTTGAGAAACATACGAAGGCAGAACTGGTGCGCGTACGTTTGGCGTCGTAGACGCGCCAAATGCGTTCAGATAACTGAGAGGCATGTAACTACCGCCAGCGTAGGACTTCATTGATTGGTTTATCAGCGCGACAATTTGATCTCTCGTCATGCCCTGAGTTTCAGAAACAGGTGCGCCAGTAAGCCTAGACAGTTCAGCGCGTAAGTTTGCTATCTCAGCTTCCATAGACGTTACGATACCATCGTTATTTGTGTCTTGAGGCACACCGTCTGCATTGGGGATGCCACCACCATCTGCAACGACTTCTCCATCAACGGGCGTATCAACCGTACCTGACAAGTCTGTAGGGGATTGTACGGGAGAACCCATCGGTACGAGGTTCCCAGCCTGACCTATAGTGACGCCTTGTTGTTGCAATAGTCGGCGTTGTGCTGCCTCACGCTCGTCACGATCAGAGGTATTTCCCGCCGAAGGGGTTGGGTCGCTCGGCGGCAAAAGACCAAACAGCGGTCCAGTGTTTACCGCCTTGTTAATCATATTACCAAAGGCGTCCGCAAATCCACCAAAGCCACCTCGCTGTGATTGAGCCGCTGCGGCTTGCGCGGAACCTTGCGACGTAGCTACTGGCCCACTAGATGCACCCGCTTCTCCAAAGTTCGGGTCTTGGCCCAGCGATGCCGTTGGGTTGTAATACATCGGCTGGAAAGGGTCTGTGTTGACAGGGGCGATTGTTCGCGGGTTCCCGTCGGGCATCAGGTCAGACCTGTCGTTCGTAGTGACGGCGTTCCGCGCTGCCTGTTGCTGCGCCAAACGGTTCATCATTTCTATAGGCGCACCATCGTACCCAGACGGGGGTGGGCTGGTAGGCTCGGTAGGTAAACTTATGGTTTTTTCCATTGGCGGTGTTGGATTGAAAGACATTCCCATTGGCATATCTTCGTAGGGATTGCCGAACATATCTGTCGTTCCACCCTCGGACTGTGGAAACGGCTGTTTTGGCGTAATAAGCTGGTTGTCTATGGGCCGTGTGCCACCCCTACCCAATTCGGGCATTTGTACGGGCCGACCGTATTGAGTTTGCCCATCTTGTATTAGTTCGGGCATTGGTACGGCCCGACCGTATGGGTTTGTCCCGCCGCTGGGGACTTCGGGCATTGGTACGGGGTTCCCAATATTTCGCCCACCCGACGTTAGAGGCACGTCGTTGCCCATGTTTATTTGACTGCCGTACAGGCTACCGAAGCCAGTACCCATCGGGTCCGGCCCTCTGCCCATCAGGGTTATACCCTCACCCGCATTTGGGTTGTTATCCTGACCGCTGCCAAGATTGCCGCCACTTTGCCCTGACGGGACCGACGGGGTTGTCAGGAGCGGTCCCTGTGTCTGAGGTCTAGCCGCCCCCTGATTGTTGTTCAAGCCGTTCCAGTTATTCAACGGGTTTGCTTCGTAGACCCCATCGTTGTTAGAGCCGCCCTGCCCATTGTCCGTACCGTATCTAAGATCGTTTATTACACTATCTCTACGACCATCAGACCGTGTGCCTTGACCATACCTATTTGGCGGGGGCATAGGACTAGGTGGTACGTCTAAAACTTGCAGAGTTGGGGCGGAATAGCCGCCGAGATAGTTGCCAAACCTATTGAATTGATCGCCTAGAAAAGTTCCAAGGCCGTCGAACGGAGTGGCTTCGTAGACGCGACTGCTCTCATTCGTACCATAACGAAGATCGTTCAACACGCTGTCCGTTGTGCCGCTTGGGCGTGGCAGGGTAGGTTGGTAGGCAGGGCGATTTAATGTAAACCCACCTGCTGTCCCGTAATCATCACCGGCATTACTATCGCCACCACCATCGCCACCACCGCTCGTAGGCGTAAGTGGTCCGATACTAGCAACTTTAGTACCCGTAGAGGGTCCAGCGGCGGCTGTTCTCGCCATACTTTCCGCTATAATTCTTCCTGTTTCTGTTTGCGGCCCATCACTGCTTCCTGACGATCCGCCAGTGTCGCCACCACCACCGCCGCCTTTGTCGTCGCCGCCGGATGACGTGTCTACATTGTTCATGCCAACAGACTGCGAAGGGGATCGGCTCGCCGAAGACGAAGGGCGCGATACGGCTGGTGCCGGAGCGGGTGCCGCCACTGCCGGACGCGAAGGGGCGGGGGCGTTCCCCCGACCGCGCTCACCATATATATTTGTTGGTTCATCTTCGGGGTCAATGTCGTCGTCACCACCACCACCACTGTCGCTGCCGCCATAAGCGATCATGGACTTGATGGGAGATAGGTTTAGTAGTTCAAGAAAGGTTTTCATGCCATGCGCCTTTGTTCGGGAAAGTTGCGACCCTTTTGTTCCTACGAAGCGAATAAACTGTGCTTACGTCAGGGTACTTTTCATACATAATTTGGCGAGCGACCTGCGCTAATTCGCGTACGTCAGACTTACCGCCGTTGGCGATCATATCTATAATCCAAAGCTGGTCCCCGCTATCGCGCTGAAAAGCCTCTGGTCCGTACCAAGTCATCGTCTTCGCCTCATCGTCTGTTAAGAAACACCACGTCATTAAAGACTTCGGGGTTCCGTCATCATCGTAGGTAACTACTAACTTTGCGTTGTCGTACGCGCCCACAAGACGCCACCAAACGTACTTTGATCTGTAATCGCGGTACTTCTTACACGTACCCCAAATCTCAATCGCGTCACGCAGTGTGCCAGTGTCGCTATATCGCCGCATCAGTAGCCCATCTTTTTCCTTACAGCTTCGTCAATATTGTAGAACTCAAGCATACCTGTATTTGGGTTCGTCGTTCCCGCGCCGCCAAGGCTTTGCAGCAATTTCATCGTAAATGGGCTGGCATGAATAGTCATGCTGTCACCATTCCGTCCTTGCTCGGAAATCATTTCCCCCGCTACCGCCGCCGCTTTGCGCTTCGCAATCGAGGTTCCTGTATTTGCTCCGAATATTTCAGTAGAAAACGCCATCTTATTTCTCCGTATCTTGCTGTAGAATAGTCTCAGCGATAGTGTTGTGTCGTCCTTATACGAGCATGCCCTTCGCAGTATCGGCTATTGTCGATGTCAAAGCCGCGATACTAAACCCCGATGATCTTTCTGACCCATCGTTTGTTCGTCGTGATACTTCTCGCTGGTAGTCTTTGATGCGATCCAATGCTGCTCTCTGTTGAGGCGACCCGTCAGTGTAAAGCATGACCTCGCTACGTAGAGAGGAAATTTCCGCTTCAAGCGAAGGTGTGGCAACGCCCTTGAAGCGAGAAGCCGAAGCAACGCGGCCCACAAAGCCAGCATCGACCTTCGTATCCCCTGTCTCCCCCATGTGATTAGTCATCCTCTTGATGTCCTGCATCACATTCGTATAGCCACCATTCGCCCCTTCGTACGTAGCCTCTATAAAACCGTCTTTAGAATTTCCTACGATCAGAGCGATCTTGCCGTCTTTGGTCGGATGTACGCTGATGTCCCCCTCAACCTTGTCCATCACCTCTGGTGGTAACTCCGAAATCATATTCTCTATCGAGTTTGATGCCTGTTCAGAAAGGGCGAAACTCTCTGCAAACTCAGCCGATGTGGCTATGTGAAGCGGCTTTGCCTCACCGTTGTACGTTCCCGTGGGATTGCCGTTTCCGTCAGTATAATCGTAGTTCATAAAATACCGTTGAGGGCGTGCAGAATTGAATTTATTGTAGCCGACCAAGTTCAAGTCATTTACGTCTGAGTATGTTTCGGACGTTCCCGATACAGCTTCGTCTACGCTGGGGGCCGTAACGGGAGCAGACTGAGACGACTGCGTTACAGGAGTGTCGCCATCAGAACCGCCGCTCGCACTTATCATGGGCGATGTCATAGATACTCTGCCTGTAGATTTGTCCGTAGTTCGGGCAAGACTAGCAACCTGACGTGCGCCAGCGGTAACGGCCTTGGCTGCCGCGCTGTCCGTACCATCATCGAAAATGTTCTTGAGAGCACGCCCAGCAATAAACGAAACAGGGCTGGCGACCATCGCCATGACGTTAGTTACAGAAGAAAATGGGTTGTCTCTATCCCCGTCTATGCCGCCCTGCAAACCACCGCCACTCTCGCCACGCGATATGTGACCGTCGTTGTTCTTGTCGAGATTGGAGAAGTCACCATGCCCGTACGTGTCTCCCGATCTGCCCATGCCGCCGCCATCGAACATATCCCCTATGCTCGTATAGCCTGTTAGCTTCTGTATGGTCCCGCCGCCATCGCTGCTACCGCTAGAGGACGTAGTAGGCTTGGATGTCGGCGTGTGTGCTTTCGCGGTACTGTCGTTCGGGTTATTATTTACGTAATCTTCATGCGATCCCGTCGAGTAGTTCGCACCAGACCCGCCAGCACCGCCACCGTCAAACATATCGCCGATACTGTCGTAGCCGAAGAAAAACTCACGTAGGCCCGTCTGAGGGTTTGTTGTGCCGGACCCGATCTGCTCAAGCAGATCGACCTCTTGCTGGTTGACGTGTACGAGTTGCGTATCCCCATTCCTACCCATGCTGGACATAGAAGACGCAATCCGACGTAGTTGGTCTGGGGACATTTTTTTAGACATTTGTGATTACCGCCGCCAATGTGACTTCAATGTTAGTGACGCCAGTAGCCGAGGTAACGGTGAAGGCGATCTCTCTCGATACGGTCGTCGCGTCTACTGCGATTGAAGACGAAAGGTTCTGCTCCGATAGTGTCGAAGACGCGGGGACAATATCGCCAAGGTTCAAGCCAGCCGCTTTGATCTGTACGTTACACGTTCCAGAACCCGTCTTAACAGCAATGGCGTCGAGCCGTACGTTCTGCTTGAACGCTCGTGTTATGACGTACGAACCGTTGGCGATTGTACCGCCAGCTTGGAAGAAGAAACTACGTGTGGCGAACGTATCTGGTAGCTGGGCGACGGGTAGTTTGCCCGTACTGTCCAATCCCGCCACGCCGTCTGCTGCCCCAATAAAGGTTTTGGGGACAAGCGCGGTTTGGTCAACAGCGGAGAACTCAAGGCCGCCGCCTGTCGAGTTGACACGTAGGAACTGTAGCGCGTTCGTAGTGGCAAACGCTGGGATGCCAGTGTCCGGCGATGTTAGTAGGAAGCCAGTGCCATTGTAGAATTTCAGCACGTTGGGGCTGGCGGCTGTGTCTATCCACATGTCGCCAGCGTTAGGTGAAGATGGTTCTGATGCCGATACGTAGACCCTACCTCTGTTCGCCAGTACAGCCGACATACCCGAAACTTTAGTCTGGGGTATTTCGTTGTCTGCGACTGAGAGTTTGGAGAACGGTATGTATCCCTCGCTCGTATACTTGTCTTCGGTCATCAGGCCAGAAACACGAACCTGCGCAGTGTCTTCGACAATAATAAACGTAACCAAGTCGCCAGCGGTTAAAGCACCCGTAAATGTGATCGTAGAACTAGAGGGCTGCTGCGTATAATCGTTTGTGCCTCCGGGTCTTTGTAAGATGCCGTTGTGATACACGAGCACTTGCTGGTCGGCAGTGTGTACGAACGGGAAAACCGCCTGTGCAGCAAGAGAGGTTACATCGGAACGCTTGAAGCCACTATCGTTCGCCGACTGAATTTTGTAGATCGTGACAATATCGGCTGCGCTCGTAGCTGCCCCTAGCGTAACGGTATTTGCCGTACTGCTATTTGTAACCGTAGAAATCGCCTGTAACGCACCGTTGATATAAACTACAACAGCGTCATTGGTTTCGTGAAGAAATGGGAACACGGTTGTACCCGTCGGATATGCTATCACACCCGAAACACTTTCGTTTATTACGAAGTCTGTACGTTGCGAAAACAGAGGCGCACCAATCGTACCTGTGTCCGAGCCAGAAGCCCCTCGTATTGTGGATAATGCGGCAAGAGTTATCCACCCACTGTCGGCTGAGACGTGCGTACCAACTCGATACTGCAAACCCTGCGTGGTATCTAATCTAAGCTCAACTAGGCTTTCGACATTTCCGGCGGCGTCAAAAACCTTATTCAACAATTCCGCAATAGTTTCGTCTGCAATCTCAGCACTGTTTATGTAGCGAACAATGTTCTCTACGTCCGCGCCAATGTTGCCCGAACTGGTGTGATTGCCCGGATAAAGAACCTTGAGCCGCGCCATTTTTACTTCTCCTTGTGCATCAAAAACGCAAACGAAATGATCGTCACGTCTGTATCGTTGTCTAAATCTTCTGTGCGAAAACGTAGACGTACGCCTCGGAAGACTTGGTTAAATGGAAATGTGTAGTCAGATTTTAACGGAGCATCGCCCCAATGTTCGTCCCCCAGCAATCGGTCCAAGTTGACCTCGATTGTGGTCATGGGCCTGTCTTCTTCGTCCATAGCGTCGATGAAGAAGCGACCCTTGCCTGTAGCCTGTACGATCAGTGTGTGGCAGCGTTTCGTCCCGACGAAATCACCGAGCCAAAGTATCGGGGTCTCTGCCACCATCGGGGATCTACGAAGATCGGATAGCCCCGTGTCTTGAGCGAACGCCCTTTTCGTAGCTTCGTACACTCCGTCAGCGGTTCCGAACATTAACCTTCCACCCAAAAACGCACCGCACCGAGGAAGTAGCGTATTGCCTAGCTGGAAGTTTACGTTCTCGTACCCAGCGCGAAAGTTCATCGAGAGGCGTAGGGTCGCCGTTCCAGAGTTGCGAGGGAAGAACAGGTGGTACGTCTGATTGTCTTGGTCGAATACAGCGGATATTTGAGCAGGGTCGGGTGTAGTTTTAACGAGGTCTTGGTAAAGGTTTTCAACCTCGTCTGATAAGCTGGCCTCGGCGATTGTAACACCGTTCTGCTCGCTACGCATAATCGAGTGGATGCCACGTCGGCTACAGAACAAAAGGTCAGAACCCGCGTTCACGATTGTATTGTGACTGATGCAGCCAATACGTAGATTAGCGCGGCTGTCTAGCTGCCACTGTTCTAGGTCGGGGTCGATGATGTAGACGAGGGCTTGGTCCTTCGTGAACACAGCGAGACGGTTGGCTTCGAACGTACCAAGGCCAACAATCTCATCTGCCGTACCGATCAAGTTCGATATGTCGATGAACGAAGCGCGAGTGACTTCTTCCGTGGGGGCTTCTTCGGAGAGGAATATTTCGGGAGCGTCTACGCGGCTAAACTCAATGACCGTGGGGCGATCCTTGAAGCCAGCAACCGCAAGGCGTCTTTGGATTGGAACCCCGAACGCTGGCTTTATCGAAGCTGTAGACGTAGTGAACTCGAAACCGTCATAGCGATACATCTTCGTATCACTAGAAAAGACGTGGACCTTGCCTTTGAAGTTAGTCATCGAAACGACGGCTTCCTTCGAAAATGCGTTCTCAACGCGATGCCCACGATCTGACGCGAGGTGCGTAGCAGAGGCGTCTTCTTCGGCGAACGTAATCCCGTCCCGACTGTAAAAACGAACTGACTTTACAGGGAAGCGGTTGGAACCTTTGTTTATGAAAAACGCGGGGTCTCGTATTAACTGACCTCGATAATCTACAAAGCAATTTTCCAGCTTAAAGAAGTGCTGTTCCTTCTGCGTCTCCATGCTCGATATGTCGCGGCTACGGTCAATGCCCTTAAAGCCGTAGTAAGTCGTAGCTTCCGACTTTATCGAGATTGGAGCGTAGCTAAGTCTGGTCATCAATAACCGCCAGAACTGGTGGTTGTCGTGGACGATCCAGTGCTAGATGTGGTGGTCGTAGACGTTGCCGCCTCTTTGCTTTTGTAAGCCTCGTTACTGCCCCCGTCAGTTATCGAAACACACAGCGGAGCATTACCTGACGTACCGTCCGCACGAGTGTACCTGTCCCACAAAATGTCAGACATGCCAGCCGTGTAGAGTTGGTAAAACGTCATAGCTTTTTCACTGCCCTGTTGGATATTGTAATGGGCAGTTAAGCCGTCAATCATTATCAAATCAGGGATAGGTCGGAACTGTGTCTGATCGTTGTAATAGTCGATGTCGCCGCCCGTCCAATATGGATGGCGGCGGACATCTTCTATCACTCGATTAGCCAGTTCGATCATCATCATCATAACTTCCCCGTCGATCCGGCTTGGGGAGAAATTGCCAGATCGCGTTAAAGCCGAACGTACTAAGCCCTCAAGGGGAGTGAAGGTTCCCCTGTGCGCCTCGAAAGGCTTTATGGTGGAAGTTTCAGCCATTAGATGTCCTCTGCCGGAATGATACGCCCCGTAAAGATGTGGTGGTGCTTCATCAGGTTAGGGACTTGTTCACGGGGGACTTTCCAGTGAACAAACTCACGGGCTACGTCCCACGTGCCGGATATTACACTTTCGGCAACGCGCAGATCAAAAGCCGATGGTTCCTCATTGGTTGAGACAAACATGACGAACTTGGATTGTTCTTCGTTCTTGGGCGCACGCTTCTGTTTGGCCCTTGTCGATGGACTGACAACAGGTGTGCTATTCACATAAGCCTCGTTCTCAGGCGTAGAGGGATCATCCGAAACGAAGTGTCCCGACTTTGTACGCGCTCGCTTTGCCGCCATTCTAGTAGCCCTTCTTCTTCTTCATCATCGGCTTACCAGTTTTGGCAGATGCTTTTGCAGCGGCGGCCTTCCCTTTCTTCGTGTACGGGAATTTCTTCTTTCCAACCGTCGGCATAATATCTTCCTTTCAAGTTGTGTCTTCTATTCTTATCGGACGTTTTGCAGGGGCAATCGTCCCTAACGCAAAAAGGGCCGCACAATGGCGGCCCTTTTCATTTCGTACTGCGTGGGCGTTATGCGCAAGCAGTCCAGTTCTTGATGTATGCGTGTGGTTTGTCTTGCAACATTTCAAGTCCGCACTCGGTGAGATATTCCGATTTCGAACTATCGCTATCCGCCGCCTGACGATCTGTCAGTAGGCTTGTGTCACGTCCTTCCATGTACCGATACTTGAGGTACGGGAAGTCGATGATAACCGCCGCATTGTCCATGCCCGGAACCATGCGGAACTGTGGGTGCAAATGAACCATCAGATCGCCAGCGAACGTAGCGTACTGAGTTAAGTTCACACCGTACGAACCCTCTACGGTCTCAGGGGACCAACGGTCCTTGCCGAACTTCTGCAAGTGACCCGCCACCTTGGCTCCACAGAACATGATCTTCTGCTTGGAACCAAAGGCGAAGATGTCTTCGATCAACGCACGATCAAACTGTTCTTCGGTCATAGTGTTCGAAGCTGTCGAACGGTCGTTGACTGAGGTGATCAGGTTGGTCAGTCCGCCAGTGAAGCGACGAGGCTGGTTCGTAGAACCGTTTGTCTCATGCTTCTTGCCGAAGAACATTGCTCTTTCGATGTCCATCATGTGCATCTTGAGAGCTTTGGTCGCCATTTCGTCTTCCTTGTCACCCGTACGAAGGTGTGTGGCCTTCAAGGTATCGGTGACTGTGTACGCTGTACGGAAGATTTGGGTGAAGTTCGAAGATGTAGTCGCGTCGAATGACACGCCAGTAGGGCTTGTCGCCCCTTCTTCGTAGGCCGAACCCGCAATGAACAGAGGCGCATTGTCTGCGATCTGGTGAGACGTACCGCCGATGTTACGCTCTACGGTAAGGCCGGTCGCGGTTGCGTCGGCAGTACAGCGCATAACTTCGCCTGTCTGAGAGTTGACAACGATTGTGCCTGTTACGGCGAACAGGTTGTCGTTACCCGCGTCCACAGTGATAGCGGTCGTAGACGTGGATGCTACGGCTCCGTTTACTTGCAGCTTGCGGTTTGGCAGTTCGTCACGAAAGTTGATGAACTCAGGGTCATCGGTAGCCTCAGACCCAGACATCGAGAGCAACGCATTTAGCGGTGCATTGCCATTTGGCTCTAAGAGCGTAAAAATTTCGCGGTAGTTCTTCGGGCGGAAGTTTACGTCAAATTGACCTGTTCCGCGCAATCCTTGTAAGGCAGCCATTGTGCTGTCTCCCATAACTAAATTACGTTTCTAGCGAGAGGTCGCAAAGCCGTGGAAGATCACACGTAACTCCGTTTGTCTCTATCCGTTCCGACGTAAAAGGGCCGTAGCGCAAATCGGTACGGCCCTAATATGTACGACAGTGTGATAGAGTTCGTCCTTTTTATGTGGGCGTGTCCTCATTAACGCACCTAAACTTTACTTGAACAGGGATGCCCGATAATTCGTGCATCATTACTTGTAGTTCTCCCGCCTTTTGGACGCCTACAAGATGGCAAGCTGCACTGCTCTCAAACGTATCGTCATTCTGCATAATGGCTTGCTCCCCACTTGCAAAAGCCGCCCAAAAATAAAGAACCCAAATTTCCATTTACCCCATCTGACCCGTAGATATACGGTTCATCCCCTTTGCTGCGAGGCGCGACATCATTTCCTCTGCCTTGCCTTTTGGACCCCCATCGCCGCCGTCTTGAGGCGACCCCTTTTGAGAGCCTAAAAATGCTTCACGACGCTTTGACATTTCTTGTAATCTGGCGAGTTCGGGTGTGTTCTTCGCGTTCTTGAAGTCACTGACCACTTTAGAAGCGAGGTTTTTATCAACGAAGTCTTCTACAGTGTACCCGCGCTCACCCGCATATTGCATGAACGCCTGACCGTCTTCGTCTGGTAACTGCGCGGCGGACTGTGCAGCGTCTAGGTTCATGGAGATAGTGTCACGAATTACCGCTTCCCTATCGCCTTGCGCGGCTTGGGCCGCTTGCTGGCCCATCTGCGCTCCCTGCTGGCTACGAGAGAGCATTTCGTTCATCATACCGATGCCCTGCTGCATCTGCTGTTCGAGGCGGTTCATACGTCCGGCAGCTTCACGATAGCCCGGAGGGAGCGAGAGAGCGTTCTCGTCTTCGTAGGCTGCGAACTCCGCATCTAGGTTGGGCTGCGTAGCCGTAGGCTGGGGCTGTTCGGGCGAAGCCACGCCAGCTTGCTTCGGGCGGTTGTTGCCGAATTGCGTGTTCTTCGTAAACGCTTGCACCGAGTTCGTGAGAAGTTCGGCAATCTGTTCGGGCGAGCCACCTGACGCTTCCATCAACTTGTTTACAACGTCGTTGATCGGCGCGTTCTGCGCGTGCTTAAAGTTCAAGTCGCGGTAGCGACCAAAGGTTTCCTCGATCTGCTGTGGCGATAGGTTGCGCTCGTTGCCGCCTATGTTCACCTTGTAGGAAATTGGGTCTTGAGCGGCCTTATCGCCTTCGGTCTGTGGCCCTGCTACACTGGCCTTCTCTTGGTTCGTAGGCGGGGCCTCGGCTGGCTGTGCGGGTGCGGGTGCTGCTGGGTCTGGGCCTAGTTGCGCGGCAGTCATTCGTGCCATTTGTTCTTCTGCTGGTGTTGCCATCGTCTTGATCCTTAGTTGGGCGGCCTTGGCGGCCCTGTTACGTCATCAAGGGCGATCTCGCCCTCGATCTTTAAGATTAACCGTGAAGGCAGATTGAGCATTTGCTCTGCCGCCCATATCGCCCCTCTGTTGAAGTCAATTTCCTGTGCGGTCATTTCCTTCGAACGAGCAATCATCAAGGCGAGGGTTAGTATCTCGTCCTTCATAATTTCGTTTACTGCTGCCCAGCCGTCACTTTCTGCCAGCGCGGCAAGACTTTTAAGTTGAGATTTAGCCGTCATGTGTGAGTGTTAAGCCTTTTTCGTTTGCATCGTTGAGGGCTTTTTCCGCGTGGTTGCGGGACGGCCCATCACTACTGTGCAAGCCTTCTTCATTATCGGGTTCTTCTTACCTTGCATCACTTCTTCGCCTTCCGTTTTTTCTTCCACGATATTCGCTTCGTACTTGTCTTCTTCTTCGCGGCGCTGGTGCACTGCTTCTTCGTAGGGCGACAGGCTGGGTACGACTTGCGCTTCTCGCCCTTTTTGCGACCGCATGGCTTGCCCGTCTTACAGTCAATCCAGCCCGTGCCGCCGTTCTGCGAGAACCATTTGCGTAGGCTGCTCATGCCTTCTTATTGCCCCAATTCTTTGCGCCGACCTTCCGGCACTTGGCTACTGCACCAGAGGCGTACGCGCTGGGCCAAACCTTGTAGCGGGCTTTGACCTTCTTCGCGCAAGCGTCCAACTTCTTCTTTTTCTTCTTCGCTTTAGGCATCGTTCAACCCTGCGTGCACGGACAGTCTTTGTGCTGCATCGGACCCGTCTTTGTTCCTTTGCCCAACTTTTTTACTTCTTTCGACTTCATTGACTGCGATCCTTTTC